CGTCAAACCCCCCGCGTTTGCTCGCAAAGGGGGTCGACCTCTTGTCAGTCGCGTGACAATTGACCCATAAATCGCTGAAATTCACCTAAGCCCTTGATTCATAAGGCTTTTTTCATGGGTCACTTTGACCCATGCCATTTTGACCCAGGCGCGGGCCATGTTGCACAGTTATGGGTCACTTAGGTCATGGCCCACGCGTGACCCAACTGACCCATGCTGCTGGCGCGTCAGCTTGCTACTGCGTGGCGCGTGACAATCTGACCCATGCCCCTAGGCTTTGTGAGTGAGCGCTTGCTAACATTGCAGGCCGATTTGCCGTCGGTTTTCGGCCGGAGGGGGTGGGGTAGGGCCGACGGCCGGCCGGTCCCGGCGCCGGAGGGGCTACAAAAACTTTTTATTTTTTTAGCAAAAAAGCCAAACTTTGGTATATTTCGCCCATGTTCGAAACCCTGCCTTACGAACCGCGTCAGTTGCAGGCCACTGAAGACCGACTGCACCGCATCTACAACGCGGCCAAGCTCGGCCTCAAGGGTGACAATCTGGCCCTGGCCGCAGGCATGCTGCCCAAGGAGTACGCGCGTCTCAAGCAGTTCGATGAGATCGCGGCGTATGCAGAGATGAAGGGCCGCGCCGAGGGCGAGATGGAGATGAGCCATTTACTGCACCAGGCGGCGGCGCAAGGCGACGCCAAGGCGGCGCTCGCAATCTTGCAAAACGTCCACGGCTGGGTAGCCAAGCAGGCCATCAGTGTGGATGTCAACCAGTCGATCAGCATCACGGCGGCGCTACAAGAGGCGCAGCAGCGCGTGCTAAACGTCGTGGATGTGGAGGCTATTAGTGAAGATACTTCTATGGATCGTCGCGTTTCTAGTGGTCATCTGGCTGATCAACGAGTTGTTTGACATCTGATGCAGACCACACGCTACAGCGCGGCTGATGAGCAGGAGCTAATGGCCCGGCTGTGGAGTCCGGCCATCAAGGACAACCCGCTGGCGTTTGTGATGTTTGCCTACCCGTGGGGTGTCAAGGGCACGCCGCTGGAGCACTTCACCGGACCGCGCAAATGGCAGCGCGAAGTGCTCACGAGCATGGCCGAGCACATCAAAGCCAATAACGGACGCTTAGACTATGACGTGCTGCGCCTAGCGGTCAGCTCAGGCCGGGGTATTGGCAAGTCGGCTTTGGTCAGTTGGATCACGGACTGGATGCTGTCCACGCGGATTGGCTCGACGACCATCATTTCGGCTAACAGTGAATCGCAGTTGAGGTCAATCACTTGGGCCGAGTTGACAAAATGGCTGGCGATGTCGATTAACAGCCATTGGTTTGAGGTCAGCGCCACCAGGCTGATGCCGGCCAAGTGGCTCACCGAGCTGGTCGAGCGCGATCTAAAGAAAGGCACCCGTTACTGGGGTGTCGAAGGGCGACTGTGGTCGGCGGAAAACCCGGACGCCTACGCGGGCGTGCACAACTTTGACGGCGTGATGGTGATTTTTGATGAGGCCTCGGGTATCGACGACTCGATCTGGGCGGTGACAAGCGGTTTCTTCACGGAAAACACGCCAAATCGCTTCTGGATGGCGTTTTCCAACCCACGGCGCAACACCGGGTACTTCTACGAGGCGTTTAACAGCAAACGCGAGTTCTGGAAGTCCAAAATCGTGGACGCGAGGACCGTCGAAGGCACCGACAAACAGGTGTATGAGCAGATCATCGCCGAATATGGGCCAGACAGTAGCCAAGCGCACGTCGAGGTGTACGGTCAGTTCCCCAACGAGGGCGACGATCAGTTTATCAGCATCGGCATCGTGGACGCGGCCATGCAGCGCCAGCCGTACAAGGACGAATCGGCACCGATTGTGATCGGCGTGGACCCGGCCAGGTTCGGCGCGGACGCAACGGTCATCGCCGTGCGGCAAGGGCGCGATATATTGAAGCTGATCAGGCACCGGGGCGACGACACCATGACGGTGGTCGGGCACGTCATCGACGTAATTGAAGAGTTCAAGCCCACGCTGGTCAACATCGACGAGGGCGGCCTGGGAGCGGGCGTTGTGGACCGGCTCAAGGAGCAGCGCTACAAGATTAGGGGTGTGAACTTTGGTAACAAGTCCAAAAACCCGATCATGTACGGCAATAAACGGGCGGAAATCTGGGGTGAGATGCGCGATTGGCTCAAGTCGGCGAGCGTGCCTAACGACAGGTTCTTGAAGTCTGACTTGATTTCGCCTAAGATGAAACCGGATTCGCGTGGTACGATCTACTTGGAGTCTAAAAAAGACATGAAAGCCCGTGGTTTGGCAAGCCCCGACGCAGCCGATGCGATTGCGTTGACGTTTGCTTTCCCCGTGGCGCATCGTGAGTCGCGTGAAGGTAAGCAACGCACCGCGCGGTCTATGGGCTACGGTACTGTCTCAACCTCTTGGATGGGGGCGTAAATGGCGAAAAAAGGCGTGTCTCTTAGCGTTGGACGAGGCGAGAAGCTGCCCGTCAGCAAGGGCGCTGGCCTGACCGCCAAAGGCCGCGCTAAGTACAACGCCGCCACTGGCTCCAACCTCAAGGCGCCCGCGCCAAGCCCCAAAACAAAAGCAGATGCTGGACGAAAAGCCAGCTTTTGCGCCCGCATGGAAGGCGTAGTCAAGAACGCCAAAGGCCCAGCGGAGCGCGCTAAAGCATCCCTTAAACGATGGAAGTGCTGATCATGGCTACAAAACCCGGACTTTACGCTAACATCCACGCCAAGCAGGCGCGCATCAAAGCTGGCTCTGGCGAGAAGATGCGAAAGCCTGGCGCACCCGGTGCGCCGACCAACAAGGCGTTTAAGCAGTCGGCCAAGACGGCCAAGAAGAGTAAGTGATGCCACTCGTCAAGTCACCCAGCAAAGAAGCCTTTCGCAAAAACGTGAAGGCGGAAGTTAAAAGCGGCAAGCCTGTCAAGCAGGCCGTTGCCATCGCATACAGTGTCAAACGTGCTGCAACGAAAGGCAAAAAATGAGCAAGATTCTTCAGCCGATTAGCAAACTCAACGCCCGTGAGCCGAAGGTGTCCGGCGCCGGTATGCCCAACCGCAACACGGAGACGTACTCCAAGATGCCGGGCATGGGTTGCCACGGTAGCATTCCCGCAGGCAACAACGTCAAGGCGACGGTTGCCAAAGTTCTGAGCAAGATCAAATAAGCTATGCCTCAAGATTATTCAGGCGTTGTTGCCGCTGGCGCGGTCAGTGAGGGCGGCTCGGCTAAGGACAAGAGCGACGCCGATGTCCTCTCGACCGCCCGCAGCCGCTTGGATATGGCGATCTCCGCGCTATCGGAGTCGCGTGAGGACGAGCTAGACGATCTGCGCTTTTACGCAGGCTCGCCCGATAACCATTGGCAGTGGCCTGCCGATGTGCTGGCAACGCGTGGTGCAGTGCAAGGACAGACGATTAACGCGCGTCCGTGCTTGACCATCAACAAGCTGCCGCAGCACGTTCACCAAGTTACCAACGAGCAGCGGCTTAATCGCCCGCAGCCTAAAGTCATTCCTGTGGATGACAAGGCCGACGTTGAAGTGGCAGAGATTTTTAACGGCGTCATTCGTCACATTGAGTACATCAGCGATGCCGATGTGGCGTATGACACCGCATGCGAAAACCAAGTGGCCTACGGTGAAGGCTACGTTCGCATCCTGACCGAGTATTGCGACGCAGACACGTTCAATCAGGACATCAAGATCGGGCGCATTCGCAATTCGTTCTCGGTCTACATGGACCCGCTGATTCAAGACCCGTGCGGCTCGGATGCTCGCTGGTGTTTCATCACCGAAGACATTCCGCGCGACGAGTACGAGCGCCAGTTCCCCAACGCTTCGCCGCTCAGTACGCTGCAAACGCTGGGCGTGGGTGATCAAGGCTTTAGCCAGTGGATGAACGAAAACACGGTGCGAATCGCCGAGTATTTCTACATCGACAACACCAAAGAAACGCTCAACCTGTACCCTGGCAACCTGACGGCGTTCCAAGGCACGCCCGAAGACAAGATGCTTCGGATGCAGTTTGGCAAGCCTCTGCGCTCGCGTGTCTCTGACCGCAAGAAGGTCAAATGGCTCAAGATCAACGGCTACGAAGTGCTGGAACGCTCTGACTGGGCCGGCTCGCACATCCCCGTGATCCGTTGCGTGGGTAACGAGTTTGAAGTTGAAGGCCGGCTATACGTCAGCGGCCTCGTGCGTAACGCCAAAGACGCGCAGCGCATGTACAACTACTGGACCAGCCAAGAAGCTGAGATGCTGGCCCTTGCGCCCAAGGCGCCGTTCATCGGCTACGGCGGACAGTTTGAGGGTTATGAGATGCAGTGGAAGACTGCAAACACTCAGAACTGGCCGTACCTTGAAGTCAACCCGGACGTTACCGACGGTGCGGGTGCTGTCTTGCCGCTGCCCCAACGTGCAGCTCCTCCGCTGCCGCAAACGGGTCTGATTCAGGCCAAGATGGGCGCTGCTGACGACATCAAGAGCGTCACGGGCCAGTACAACGCATCGCTGGGCCAAACGTCCAATGAGCGCTCTGGCAAGGCCATCTTGGCCCGCCAGCGTGAGTCGGACACCGGCACCTATCACTACGTTGACAACTACGCTCGCATGATCCGTTATGTGGGCCGTCAACTGGTTGATCTGATCCCCAAGATTTACGACACTGAGCGTATCGCCCGCATTATTCAAGAAGACGGCGAGTCGGGCATGGTCAAGATCAACCCGATGCAGCAAGAGCCGGTCAAGAAAATCCGCGACGAGCAGGGTATTGTGGTTGATAAGGTCTACAACCCTGGCGTTGGCAAGTACGACGTGCGCGTCATCACGGGTCCGGGCTTTCAGACCAAGCGTCAAGAGTCGCTGGAG